GTTGCAGAAGTTTATCGCTGACTTCCGTAAGAAGTTTGAAGCGATGCCTGTAGAAGATATCGCATTCCCCCGTGGATGTAACAACGTGTCAAAGAATTCGTCACCTGCTACCATCTATGGCAAGGGATGTCCTATGCATGTGCGTGGAGCACTGCTGTATAACTTCTATATCAAGAAGAGAAACCTCGCACACAAGTATCCCATCATCCAAGAGGGTGAGAAGATTAAGTATGTGATGCTGAGGACACCAAACAAGATTAACGAGAATGTGATCTCATTCTTCCAGACTCTTCCAACCGAGTTTGGACTTGACAAAAGCATAGACTATGACTTACAGTTTAAGAAGTCGTTTCTTGACCCTTTGACTGTGATCTTAGACACCATTGGTTGGAAACCTGAAAAAATAAACACCTTGGAGGCATTGTGGTCGTGAATTTTCTTTCCGATATCGTAAAGGAGATCGATAATGAATACGCTGGTCTGGTTTCAGACGGAGTTGCAGCAGGTGATACCACCTCTTATATCGATACTGGCAGTTATATTTTTAATGCACTGGTATCTGGATCGATCTATGGTGGCATCCCATCCAATAAGATTACAGCTCTGGCAGGAGAGTCTTCAACTGGTAAGACTTTCTATTGCCTAGGCATTGTCAAGCATTTTCTTGACATGGATCCTGATGCAGGTGTAATCTATTTTGAATCTGAGTCTGCTATCAGTAAGAATATGATTGAGTCACGCAAGATTGACTCTAAGCGTATGGTTATTGTCCCTGTTACAACAGTGCAAGAGTTTAGGCAGCAGGCAATCAAGATCATTGATAAGTATCTACAGATGCCTGAAGAGTCTCGCCAACCTATGATGTTTGTGCTAGACTCTTTGGGGATGCTCTCAACCTCTAAGGAGATTGAGGATACCGAGGCGGGTAAAGAGACTCGCGATATGTCACGGGCACAGGTAGTTAAGTCTATCTTCCGTGTGCTCACTCTCAAACTGGGTAAAGCAAACGTGCCCATGATCGTTACTAACCACACTTACGATGTTATTGGATCTTATGTCCCTACAAAGGAAATGGGTGGAGGCAGTGGACTCAAGTATGCTGCATCTACAATCATCTATCTCTCAAAGAAAAAAGAGAAGGATGGCAAGGAAGTTATTGGAAACATTATCAAAGCAAAGACTGCTAAGTCGCGTCTGAGTAAGGAGAATGCTGACGTTGAGACCAGACTTTATTACGACGAGCGTGGACTGGACCGCTATTACGGACTACTGGAATTGGGTGAGAAGTATGGAGTCTTCCAACGAGTCGGTAATCGTATCAAGTTTGGTGAGTCTTCTGTCTATCCTAAGTCTATTCTTTCTGACCCTGAAAAATACTTCACCCCCGAAGTGATGATGAAACTTGACAAAGCAGCAGAGCAGGAGTTTTCTTATGGAGCATAAGGAGTGGATTAAAATCTATCCTAAGGTGCTCGATCCAAACGTGTGCCGTCACACAGTCATCAAGGCTGATGCTTGTGACAAGATGATGAGATGGGATGATGGCATCCCTCAATATAACATCATCAATGTTTCTTACCTGGCAGACCAGGGAGATCACGAGTGGAATGCAATCCAACAACAGATTGTACCTATCATTCAGTGGTCTGCACATGAATACATGAAGGAATTAGACTGTGAGAAATTCTGGGCAGCAAAGAATAACCTAGAGCAGATCAAATTGAATAAATACAATGTCGAGACTGGAGATAACTTCGGTTTACACATCGACGTTGGTGATGCTGACTCTGCTAAGAGATTCCTAGCATACAAATTCTTCCTTAACGATGTTGAGGAGGGAGGCGAAATGGAATTTCCTCAAGTCGGACTCAAAATTAAACCACAGCAAGGTGATGTGGTATTATATCCACCTGGGTGGACGTTTCCTTACTCGGACAACGCTCCTATCAGTAATGACAAGTATGAATTGACCACCTATCTACATTATCAATGAGCCTAAAGATCGAAGAGATTGCACTCAGTAAACTTATCCTTGAGGAAGATTACTGTCGGAAGGTTTTGCCTTTCATTAAGGATGAATACTTCGATATGTTTACTAACCGTCTGTTGTTTCAGACGATTCAGGAATACATCAGTGAGTATGATATCAATCCAGAGCCTAACGCTCTTAAGATTGAGATTGAGAAACGGCGTGACATCACAGAGGATACTTACAAGGAGATTGAAACCTTCCTTGATAACCTAGATCGTGATACTTACAATGATGACTGGTTGATGGAGACCACTGAGAAGTGGTGCAAAGAACGTGCAGTCTACCTTGCTCTCATGGAGTCGGTTAAGATTGCTGATGGACAAGATAAGACTAGGACAAAGGACGCCATACCCAGCATTATGTCTGAGGCATTGGGCGTCTGTTTTGATGATCATGTAGGTCACGATTACATCTCTGATGCATCAGACCGTTACGATTTTTACCACAGGAAAGAGGAGAAGATTCCCTTTGACATCGACTATTTTAACAAAATTACAAAAGGTGGGTTGCCTAATAAGACTCTCAACATCGCACTTGCTGGTACGGGTGTCGGGAAGTCTCTATTCATGTGCCACTGCGCTAGTGCCAGTCTCCTGCAGGGGAGGAACGTACTCTACATTACACTTGAGATGGCAGAGGAGAAGATTGCTGAGCGAATTGATGCCAACCTTCTGGACATCCCGATCCAACAACTGAGTGATCCCATGCTTACTAAAGAGAGGTATACCAAGAAGGTAGACTCTCTTAAGAAGAAGACACAAGGTCGGTTAGTTATCAAGGAGTATCCCACAGCATCTGCACATGTGGGACACTTTGAGGCACTCTTGAATGAGTTGTCTCTAAAGAAAGGATTCCATCCTGACATTGTATTTGTAGACTACCTGAATATCTGTGCATCCTCACGATACAAGGGGACCATTGTAAATTCCTATACATATGTTAAGTCTATCGCAGAGGAATTGAGAGGACTTGCTGGAAAGTTGAATGTCCCTATCGTCTCTGCCACGCAAACTACAAGGAGCGGGTATGGAAACTCTGATGTTGATATTACTGATACCAGTGAGTCTTTTGGACTTCCTGCTACTGCTGATCTTATGGTCGCGCTTATATCCACAGAAGAGATGGAGCAGCTTGGGCAGATTATGGTCAAGCAACTTAAGAATAGATACAATGATCCCACAGTATTCAAGCGATTCGTTGTAGGGATTGACAGGGCGAAGATGAGGCTGTATGATTGTGATCAGTCCGCCCAGGACAACATCATTGATGCTGGTGACATCAATGAGGATGCATTCACCGATACTAAAAAAAGTTTTGACGGATTCAAAGTATGAGCGACCCTAACAATTTCACCCAAAGTGGTGACCCTAATTATGAATTGGAAAATCAAGCAGAGAAAATCTCTGGTGATGCCCAAGAGAAGATTGAAGACGAGCGTCAACGTGCTCAACAGGTCGCTGACGCTACTCCCAAGACCCCTGAGGAGATGCTTAACAACGAAGACGTTGTTGCACCCAAGACCAAGAAGAAAGCAGCAGAGAAGAAAGCAGCTGCCGCTGCTGCCGCTGCAGCGGGGGGTGGCAAAGAAAAGTTTGAAGTGGATCTTGATCGCTATTGCAGTTTTGTAGATCGTGTTACTTCTCCTGCCAGTAAGGACTACGTTGCTTACATGGAGCGACTTACTGAGTTGCACAAAGCAGGTTGTAACATTGAGCGTCTTGACACTGCTGCTGCAGGTATCTGTGCAGAGGGTGGAGAGTTTATGGAGATCGTTAAGAAGGTTAAATTCCAAGGCAAACCTTGGGACACTGCTAACAAAGAGCACCTGCAGAAAGAGTTGGGTGATATCATGTGGTATGTTGCCAATGCTGCCATGGCACTGGACATGCGACTTGATGAGATCATCTATATCAACACACTGAAACTGGCAGCACGTTACCCTGAGGGTATGTTTGATGTTAACTACAGTGAAAACCGTGCCCCTGGTGACATCTGATGAAGTTTACACAGGAAGATCTCTGGCAACAAATTCATGAATTGGGATGGGATGTTCGTAAAGATGATCTCCACATTGAAGTTGGTGGCACCTCAGTCTATGAGATTGATGGTGCTGGCACTAAGTGGGCACCTGTTAGAGGCACCCGTAAGTACAATAAGGATGCCTTCATCGTCAT